CCAACGGCGCTGTTGTCGCGGCGCAACGGTGATGTGTTGATCGGCAAGAACGGCTACATCGGCAAGTACAGCACCTACCAAGACCACACCACGGCCTACCGGATGCAGTATTACACCAACCACGCTGACTTGGGTAACGCCAACGTCACGTCGCTGCTCAAGCGCTTGAAGGTGGTGGTGATCGGTGGCACGAACCAGTTCGTGACGATGAAGTGGGGTTTTGACTTCAGCACCAACTACCTGTCGGCCAACGCGCTGATCCCAACGCAGGGTGTGTCTGAATACGGCATTGGCGAGTACGACATCGCTCAGTATTCTGACGGCGTGGCCTTGCAGACTTTGAGCGTGCAAGCCACTGGCAGCGGTAAAATCGTGCAAACGGGGTATGAGTCCAATATCAGTGGCGCACCGCTGTCGATTCAGCGGATTGAAATTCAGTCCAAAGACGGCAAGATGTCGTAATCAACAAGGAGATTGATGTGTCGAATTATGTACAGTCCACGAATTTCGCCACGAAAGATGCGCTGCCGTCTGGCGACCCTCTGAAGATCGTCAAGGGCACCGAGATCAACACGGAGTTTGTCAACATCGCTGTGGCTGTGGCGACCAAAGCTGATCTGGCATCACCTACGTTTACGGGTACGCCTGCGCTGCCTACGGGCACAACAGCGGTCACTCAGACGTTTGGCAACAGCAGCACAGCCTTGGCTACAACTGCATTTGTTCAAGCTGCATTGCAAGCACTGTACCCCGTTGGCTCCATCTACATCAACGCAGGTGTGACGACCAACCCGGCAACGCTGCTGGGCTTTGGTACATGGGTAGCGTTCGGCGCTGGTCGAGTCATGGTGGGTTTGGACGGCGGCGATGCGTTGTTCGACGCATTGGAAGAGACTGGTGGTAGCAAGGATGCAACTGTTATTAGCCACTCACACACCGCATCGTCGTCTTCAAGTTCTTCTTTCAGCGGTAATGCTTTGCCGGGCCACCAGCATACTATTGGGACCGGGACCGGGGGTGCTTCTTTTGGTTTTGGGAACACGGGGGTCGCAGACACTACAACAACTACATCAAGCGTCTCTGCTGGAACACCTTCTGGTTCGGTTAGCACATCAACCTCCACTACGGTCAACTCCACAGGCTCCAGTGGCACAAACGCCAACCTCCAGCCGTACATCACCGTGGCGATGTGGAAGCGGACTGCATGATCACGCACCACTTCAGCGATGGTCTGTATGCCAAGCAAGCGGTTATCCCCGCAGGCACAGCCATCCTGAAGCACACGCATGAGTTCAGCCACCTGTCAATCCTGGCCAGTGGCAAGGTGGCGGTGATGAAGGGCGAGGAAGTTGAAGTCATTGAAGCGCCAGCCTGCATTGAGATCAAGGCTGGTTTGACGCACGGTGTCAAGGCGATCACGGATTGCGTTTGGTTTTGTATTCACGCCACCGACGAGAAAGACCCGTCAAAGGTGGACGACGTTTTGATTGGAGATTGATATGCCAGCAGCACTCATAGCGGCGGGGGGTTCTCTTTTAGGCGGTTTACTGCAAGGCAGATCAGCCCGTAGAGCCGCGCAAACACAGGCCGACGCCCAGACCCGCGCAGCGCAGCTCGCGGCTGAAGAAGCCCGCTTCCGTCCGGTCGGCATCACGACGCGCTTCGGTCAGTCGCAGTTCACGACTGGGCCTGATGGCCGCGTCACGGGCGCGAGCTACACGCTCGATCCAGCACTGCGGGCCATGCAAGACCGTTTCTTGGGTCTGGCAGGTGGTGGGCTGACGCAAGCCGAGCAAGCGCAGGCGCAGTTCGCACCCCTGCAAGGCGCAGCTCAAGGTCTGTTCGGCCTTGGCCAGCAGTACCTGGCGCAGACGCCTCAAGAGGCCGCGCAGCAGTTCATGTCTAGGCAGCAAGAGCTGCTGGCCCCAAGCCGTGAGCGTCAGATGGCGCAGCTCCAGAATCAGTTGTTCCAAACTGGCCGTGGCGGCTTGGCTGTCGGAGCCACAGGCGCTCGCCCAAGTGGCGCTGCGGGCCTTGGTGCTGCCAGCCCAGAGATGGAGGCGTACTACAACGCTCTGGCCCAGCAAGACGCTGCGCTGGCAGCGCAGGCGCAAGAAGCCGGGCAGCGGCAAGTGGCCTTCGGTGCTGGTCTGTTTGGCACAGGTGGCAACCTGCTCACGCAAGGCTACGGCGGTCAGGCTGCGGCTTTGGGTCCGTATGAGGCTTATCTCCAACAAACAAGACAGTTGGAGGCTTTGGGCCAGCAGCCGCTGCAATTGGGCATTGACATTGGCGCAAAGGGGCAGAGCACGGCTGGAGCTAATGCACTGCTTATGGGCGGCAATGCTGCTGCGGCTACGCAGGCCCGCGCAGATGCCTACAACCCGTTTGCCACAGCGCTGACAATGGGCAGTCAAAACCCTGCCTTGGCGTCTGGTTTGGGCAATTTGTTTGGTGGTGGAGGACGAGCTGCATTTTCGCAGACTGGCCTTGGCAGCTCTGGCTTTGGCACGGGTCTAGCCTACGGCAACCAAGACATCGGCGCGTTCATCTAAGGAGTAAGACATGGCAGAAATCGTGCAATCTCTGTTTGGCGTCACGCCACAGATGTACCAACAGCAACAGCAAGAACGCGCTGATGCGCAGGCCATGCAGTTTGCTAGGCTCGACCCATTTCAGCAAGCAAATTACGCCATTGGCCGCGGTGCTTATGGTTTGGCTGGCGCAATCGGCGGTGCTCTTGGCGGCCAAGACCCTGAGTTGCAGCGCATCAGCGCACGTCAGCAGATCGCATCTCAACTAGACCCCAACGACTTGTCTACCTTTGATCGTGGTATTCAAATGCTGCGCCAAATTGGCGATGGTCAAGGTGTTTTGATGTTGACAATGGAGGCTGACAAAGCCCGCCAGCAGGCACTTGTCCGTCAAGATGAGGCAACAAAACGCCGACTGGCGCTGGAGTCCCAGGGTCGGGCACAACAGGCTCAAAACCTTATTCAAAGTGCATTTCAGCCTGCTGTGCCAGAGCAACAGCAATTTGTTGAGGTGGATGAGCAGGGACAGCCGGTGGCAATCCCAGGTCGCCCAGCGTCTTTTGATATTAGCTCTGTTGTTCCTCAATTGATGAGGCTTGGCCCTGAGGGTCAGGCGGCTATCTCTCAGCAAGCCAAGTTGCTTCCAGACCTTCGCAGGCTTGGCGCAGCTTCAATGCGTGAGGAGAATCCATTTGCTGTGTTCGCCACGGATGCAACCATCCCGAAAAATGTTCAAACACTAGCCCAGCAATACTCTAGGAGTTTTGCTAGTGGAGTGCTTGACCCTGAAAAGGCTGATGCCAGAGTAAAAGAGTTGTCTGAAATGACGCAGCGTGTTCAGCAATTTGAACAAAATCAGCAGCAGATTAAAGACAATCAAGCCGCCTTGCAATTGCTCAAGCAGCAAGGTCTTGAGAACTCTCGGCAAAGTCTTTTAATTCAGCAGCAGAATGCTGCGATTGCCGCTCAGAACATTCAGTTCCAGCAACAAATGAAGCTCAAAGATGCAGAAGCAAAAGCAGATATAAAGGCCAACAAGCCACTGCCAAGCTATCTTGCCAAAGAAGAGGAGGCTGACTTCTCTGCTGCAAGTGCAGCAACCAATATCGCCACAGATGCGTATGGATACATCAACCGAATCAAGACTGGCGAAATTAAATTCGGCCTAAAGGACTTGGCCAGCATTCGGGCGCGTCAACTTGCCGGGTCTGGTGCGCCAGATGTGGTGGCACGTGAAGACTACGACAAGTTTGTCACCAACTTGGTGAATGAGAGTTTGCGATTGAACAAAGGTACGCAAACTGAAGGTGATGCTGTGCGAGAGGCAAAAGCACTGAAAAGCTCTGAATCAAAAGAGGCGGCTGCTTCTGCAATGAAGAAATTGATTGAGATTAACACGCGACGCGCAGAGGATGCAGCAAGCTCAGTACAAAAGCGCAGAGCAAATGCAGGGTTTCCACCGCCAAATCAGCCAGTTGTTATTCCTCAGTTTGATGTTCAAATCATTACGCAGGCTGAATACAACAGATTTTTGAAGAATCCAAAATTCCCAAGTGGTACAGTTTTTGTTGATCCTGATGGCGTAAGAAGGGTGAAACCATAATGGCAAACTACAAAGATGCTCCACTGGCTGATCAACCACAAGCTGGTCAACCGCAAGCCTTTACCTCTGTTCTTGGGCCTGGTGTTCCTTACTCTGGACCAGCCGAGGCACTTCGTTCAATTGGTCAGGGCTTGACATTTGGCACTCTCGACGAGATTGAAGCGGCTCTTCGCACTGGCTCAATCAGTGGGCCTGAATATGAGCGCCAGCGCAATCTTTTGCGTGAGCAGCAAAAGCAATTTGGCCAAGATATGCCAATTGCCAAAACTGGCTTGGAGATTGGCGGCAGCTTGATTGCGCCACTTGGCCTTGCAAGACAGGTCGGAAGACTTGCGCCAAGTACCCAAGCCGCAGTCATCGGTCAAACTGTGCCAGGACAAATTGCCCGCGGCACAGCAATTGGCGCAGCAACTGGTGCTGCATCTGGTTACGGTTTTGCCGAAAAAGACGCAGGGACTGAAGCGGTTGTTGGTGGAATCTTTGGCGGGTTGCTTGGTGGCTCAGTGCCAATTGTCGTGGACAAGGCCGGATCACTCATCAAGAATGTTCTGAACTCTGCCGGTATTGGTGACCAAGAAACAGCCGCATCCAAGATGCTGGCAAGCTATCTCAAGAAAGACAATCTCACACCAACAGAAGCGCAGCAAGCACTGGATGAGCTGCGCAAGATTGGTGTCCCCAACCCCGTCATTGCTGACTTGGGCAAGAGCCTCAACGACTTGGCTTACAGTGCATACGTTGTGCAATCAAAAGCCAAGGGCGGCACTGAGTCGTTCCTTGTCAATCGCATGATTGATCAGCCAAACGATATTGTGAAGGGTTTGGTTGAAAAAGCTGGCTTGGCTAAAAACGTCAATGGCTTTGAATATCTTGAGGCTTTGACAGCAAATCAATCACGACTTGCCAGCCAGGCATATCCAGATGCGTACAGCAAAGCCATTGATGCTGTGCCATTTAGGAAGTATGTGGACAGGCCTGTTTTCCAAAAAGCCTATGAAGAAGCGGTCAAGCGTGCTGGTGTTTATGGCAACAAACTGCCCGATCTGAGTGCCATCCGCAACGCACAGGCAGTTCCAACAGACATCTTGCACCAAATCAAGATTGGTCTTGACCGTGTGATTGATGCCGAAACAGACAGCGTGACTGGAAAAGTGTCAGGGTATGGCCGAGACGTAACAAAAGTTAAGACTGAATTCAACGACCTGATCAAATCACTTAATCCTGAGTACGCCAAAGCAAATGCTCAGTTTGCAGATGCAGAGCGCATTAAAAACGCTTTCAAGATGGGCGAGGACTATCAAAAACTTGACCCAAAAGAAGCTGCATCCAAAATCAAAAAGCTCAACCCTGATGAAAAAGAGGCGTTCCGCTTAGGTGTAATGGCTGACGTAAACAATCGCCTTGGCAATTTCAAGGGCGGCGACTTCACCAAGCAAATCTTTAAGTCAGAAAATCAAAAGCTGTTGCTTCGCAATGCTTTCCCAGATCAAGCCTCTTACGCTGAGTTTTCTCAATACGTTAAGAGTTTGGGCCAGCAAAGCGCAACCAAGCAACGTGTTCTTGGCGGCTCTCGTACAGATGAAAATCGTGCTGTTCGTGATGAGGCAAACCTTCTTGGATCGCTTGCACAGGCAACTACAACTGGCGACCCTTTGAGCATGTTGCGTGCTGGTGGCCAAGCATTGCTTTCAAGGGCAAGAGGAATCAGCAGCGAGAGTTCAGAGGCTTTGCAAAAGCGTCTGTTTACTGTTGATCCAATAGAGCAGACCACCATCTTGCGGGAATTAAACCGCAGAGCGCAAAGACCACAAACTGGTCTTTTAACTGGCTCTGCGGCTGTTGGGTCTGCCACTGGAATCTTGGGAGATTAACCAGCGTCAAAGCCGTCCCTTAGGCACTTCGTGCTTATTCAGGAACGGCTTGACGCTGGGCTTGGCCCGGCTGTAGATGCCAAAGGCTCGGTAGTCGGTGCTAGCGGTTACACCCTTGGCCCTGAATATAGGGTCTTGCAAAAAGATGCTTGGCCGTGGGTTGTGCGCCCAATGGAACGGCGAGTCGGGATGGCATTTGCATTTCATAGTGATCTCCTTAT